TGCGGCAAATACAACAGGTGATGACAATACTGCAATTGGAAGTTTTGCACCTTTGGCGGCAAACACAACAGGCACAAAGAATGTTGCAGTAGGCCGTCAGGCTTTAGCCTCCAACACCACAGCATCTAACAACACCGCCGTTGGTTATCAGGCGGCTTATTCAAACGTAACTGGCCCGTCAATTACGGCAGTTGGTGCAAACGCGGCTCGCCTCTCGACAGTCGGATACATAACCGCAATTGGTATTAACGCCGCACAAGCCACGACTACTGGTGCAGGTATTGTTGCCGTTGGAAATAACGCACTTAATAACAATACTACTGGGCAGTCAAATGTTGCAGTTGGCTCAAACTACAACTCAAATGCTCCGTTGCAAGTCAATACAACTGGGTCGTATCTTATTGCGGTTGGAGAGGGTGCTTTATCTGCTAACACCACAGGCTCTCAAAATACCGCAACAGGATATTTAGCACTTAGTTCCAATACGACTGGAACAAATAATGTTGCGTATGGCTATCAATCATTAACTGCAAACACCACTGCTGATGACAATGTGGCATACGGTGTTTCCTCAATGTTGGGCAATACAACTGGTACTGCAAACTCTGGCTTGGGTCGCTCCGCATTGCGCACAAACACCACTGGTAGTTACAACACTGCCGTTGGTATGGATGCGCTTAGATTAAGCACCACAGCCTCAAACAATACTGCTGTTGGTTATCAGGCGGCTTATAGCAATACAACTGGTGCTGAAAATGTATTCTTAGGGTTTAGGGCTGGTTATACAAATACAACCGCAATAGGAAATGTTGCCATAGGAAGCCAAACTCTCTTCTTAAATACAACGGGCGCAAACAATACTGCTGTTGGTTCATTTAGCGGTTCTTTATTTCCAGCCTTGTATACAAATACAACTGGCAGTAACAACGCCGCATTTGCGGTTGGGGCTTTGGGTAAAAATACAACTGGCTCATACAACATTGCGGTTGGCAATGATTCTTTATTAAATAACACCACAGCATCTAACAACACTGCTGTGGGTTATCAGGCGGGGTATAGTAATACGACTGGTGAAGAAAACACAGCAATGGGGTGGAGGGCGCTGTATTACAATACCACAGGTCAATACAGTGCGGCATTTGGTTTGGGCGCATTGCAGAACAACACAACCGCTAACTACAACTCAGGTATAGGACAACAGGCTCTTTATACAAACACCACGGGCGCAAGCAATGTTGGCGTTGGTTATCGTGCACTATTCTCCAACACCACAGCATCTAACAACAATGCTGTTGGGTATCAGGCGGCGTATTCCAATACCACCGCTTTTAACATCACAGCAATTGGTTCTTATGCGTTATATACCAATACAACAGGCTCGTATAACTGCGCTGTTGGTAGTTTTGGACTGTACTTCAACACGACAGGTATCAATAACACCGCAATTGGCGCTCCAAGTTCTGCAAACGCTGGAGACCCTGTTTTGTATAGGAATACAACAGGAAGTCAAAACGTCGGTGTTGGCCCTGCGGCAGTTTTTAACAATACAACAGGAAGCAACAACATAGGTATTGGCTATCAAGCCCTCTATTCCAACACCACAGCATCCTACAACACCGCTGTTGGTTATCAGGCGTTGTACAGTCAAACAAATCCCTCAAATCCAAACACGGCAGTTGGCAGAAACGCGGGAGGTGGCATCACAAATGGCGGCTACAACGTCTGCATTGGTGAGTTGACTGGAAATGCCTTGGGTGGAGGCATTTCTAACACCTTTGTTGGCGTAGTGGCAGGCTACAACTCAACGGGAAGCAGTAACACGTTTGTAGGTTCTGGACAAACTGGATATGGTGCGGGGTGGTTAATGACCACTGGTTCCAATAACACCATCCTTGGCTCTTACTCAGGCAACCAAGGTAGCCTAGACATTCGCACATTAAGTAACAACATTGTGCTGTCTGATGGAGATGGGAATCCGCGTGTAATTACCAACTCAAGCGGCGCAACTTTTATTGGTCAAGTAGGTAATGCTTCCTCCAATTTTGGGGGTCGCGCCTTTGGTGTGGCTGGATTTGCGGGAGGCTACGCCGCAATAGCAATGGGCGCTGTTGGTGGGGGCTACGGTTACATTGGATATGGAGCCGCCCCAACCAATACTGGATATATATACTACGCAAGTGACACGGCTTCCATAATTTCTTTTACTGGTGGCGGCATACAAACATCCACTGCCGCATCTGGCACAGCAGGAAATTCAGTCAGTTTTACCACAGGGCCATATATAACTCAGGGTGGCACTGTGTGGACAAGTTCTTCTGATGCTCGGTTAAAAAATATCACGGGTGAAATTGAAAATGCACTTGATAAAGTGAGCGCATTGAGGGCGGCTCGATTTACTTGGAAGAGTGATGCTTCTGCAAAGCCACAGGTTGGTTTGATTGCTCAAGACCTTGAGGCTGTTTTGCCAGAAGTTGTTGTTTACCCTGAAGAGCCAAGTCCACGAGATGGTCAAAACTCAATTAAACATTTGGGCGTAAATTACGACCAAGTAATCCCGCTCTTGGTAGCCGCAATTAAAGAACTTAAAGCCGAGGTTGATAGCCTCAAATCTCAACTTAAAGGAGCCTAAAAATGACTGAAGTAACAACCCCTGTGGAACAACCCACTGCTGAAGAAATTGCCAAGCATTACAGCGCGGCAATGGACTCAGTGAATCTCATCAATGGCGCAAAGCCAGAGCGCATGGAAGACGCTGAATGGGCTGACACTGTTTCACGCAACAAAGAGCATTTAAAAATTATGCTTGCAAAAGACTTTTGGACAACCGAAAACCTTGCACCCCTGCAAGCGGCTTCGGCATAATGCTTATGGGGTTACGCCACTGCCCCATTTCAGTGGCATCGGAGAATGAAAATGAACGATCAGAAAATTGAACTGACTTTGAACTTGGTAAACGGCGTACTGCAATACCTCGCAAGCCGCCCTTACGGTGAAGTTGCCGCACTGGTGCAGGAAATCCAAGCACAGGCGATCCCGCAAGTGCCTATGCCCGCCGCTGCTCAACCTGAAGCCGCTACTGCGGAGTAAATGGGGAGTAAAGAATGGCTGACGAAAAAGAATCCGCAAAAGGCGCATTTATCGAGAAGATTACGTTCGCCATTCTTCCTCTGCTGTTTTCATGCGTGGTGTACCTCATGTCGTCTTTGTCTAATCTGGCGCATGAAGTCACCATCTTGAATAGCAAGATCAGTCTTGTTGTCACTTCCGACAACAAGCAAGCAACCAACACGGGTGCCGAACTTGCACGTGAGAAGTTGCGTCAAGACTTGGAAAAAGAAATCCAAAAGAACCGTGACGACATCATGCACAACCGCCAAGACATCGCGATTATCAACGAGAAAATTGGGAGCAAAAAATGATTCCCGCACTCCTTGCACCGCTACTTTCGCAAGGTCTTTCCCTCATCTCAAACGCTGTCATGGCGAAGGGTAAAGATTGGGTCGAAGAAAAGACGGGTGTCAAACTTGACGGCCCTCTGTCCGATGCCGATGCAACCAAACTGCGCCAATACGAGATGGATCACGAGGAAGAACTCCTGCGCTTGCGCATAGAGGAGAAAAAGCTCGGCATCGAAGAAATTCAGGCGTTTGCTGCCGCCGCGCAAAACGAGAACAACAACGTCTCAGATCGCTGGAAATCAGACATGTCGTCTGACTCTTGGCTGTCTAAAAACATTCGCCCCATGAGCTTGATTGCCATCTTTGTGGGGTACTTTTTGTTCTCCATGATGTCCGCCTTTGGTTACAACGCAAACGAGTCCTATGTGTCCTTGTTGGGGCAGTGGGGCATGCTGATTATGGGCGCATACTTCGGTGGTCGTACCATCGAGAAACTCGCTGAAATGAGGAGTAAAAAAGAATGAGCCTCGTCACCGAACAAGCCGCTTTCCTCCTTGACATGTGCAAGCTGATTCAGTTTGCAACTGGGCAAGGTTTTGTCCTCACCGCAGGAGAGTTGTACCGTACTCCCGAACAGCAAGAACTCTACGTAAAGACCGGGCGCAGTCAGACGATGAACTCGTTGCACTTAAAGCGTTTGGCTGTGGACTTCAACATCTTCAAAGACGGCAAACTCGTTGGCGACAAGGCCACACTTGCCCCTCTGGGTGCCTATTGGGAAACGCTCAACCCTCTCAATTCGTGGGGTGGGAACGGCAAGAAGTTGGTGGACTGCCCACACTTCAGCCGAGGCCAAGGCAAACCGGAGTGGGCAAGGGTGACCTGATATGCCATTAAAAAAGATTGTCCTCAAACCCGGTGTCAACCGCGAGAACACCCGATACACCAACGAAAACGGTTGGTATGACTCGGACAAGGTGCGGTTTCGCCAAGGCATGCCCGAGAAGATCGGCGGCTGGGTGCGGGTATCTGCCAACACGTTTTTGGGTACTTGCCGCTCCTTGTGGACATGGGTGACGCTTGGCTCTGAGAAGCTCATTGGTGTTGGCACCAATCTCAAGTTTTACATCTCAAGCGGCGGCGCGTACTTTGACTCAACCCCGTATGCGTTCATACATGCACTGGGTGCCAATCCGTTCACAACCAATACTACGACCAACACCACGATTGGTGGTGTAGCGTATACCACGGTGACTGTCACTGATGCCACAACTGGCTATGCGGCTGGTGATTACGTTGACTTTTACAACGCCCCCACAGTGCGTGGTGTTGTGCTCACAGGTAGTTTCCAAATTGTCACCGCTACCGTGGGTAGCTACACCATTCTTGTCCCCGGCACAGCCGCATCTTCTGGTACAGGAGGCGGCACAGGTGTGTACGCTTTCTATGAGATTGATACTGGCCCTGAGTACGCTGTACCGCTCACTGGTTGGGGCGCTGGCACTTGGGGTTCTGGCACTTGGGGTGTTGGTGTTACAGGCACTGACCCCGTGCGTTTGTGGAGCCAGTCCAACTTTGGTGAAGACTTAATCTTTGGCCCTCGCGGGGGCGGTATCTACTACTGGGATGCTTCAACAGGCTATCGGACAACTACTTTTACGGTCACAATCGCCAGCCCTGCGGTGGTGACGTTTTCCGTTACGCTCCCTAACAATACAGCCGTTCAACTTTTGACCACAGGCGCACTGCCGACTGGTCTGGTTCCCGGCACTGTGTACTATGTAATCAACGCCAGTGGCACTACATGTAATCTCTCAGCAACCGCTGGTGGTTCGGCTATCACGACCACAGGCACACAGTCTGGCACGCACTATTTGTCAACTCGTGGTATCAACGTAACTGACCTCGCTTACGCCTCTGACGTGCCGATCAAGCAGAACTTCATCACCATTTCGGACATCAACCGATTTGTGTTTTGTATGGGGTGCACTGAGTACGGCTCCTCGACGTTCAACCCCATGCTGATTCGCTGGGCTGACCAAGAGTCTGTAACGGACTGGACGCCGAGCGCCACGAACCAAGCTGGCTTTTTGCAACTCTCGCACGGCTCACAGATTGTGACCGCTATCCAGTCACGTCAAGAGATTTTGGTTTGGACAGACTCAACGCTCTATTCGTTGCAGTACGTGGGTGCCCCAGTAGTTTGGAAGGGTGACCTCGTTGGTGACAACATCTCTATCGCTGGTGAAAACGCCGTGGCTTACGCCAACGGTATTTCTTACTGGATGGGTGTGGACAAGTTCTACAAGTACGATGGACGCACGCAGACCATGCGTTGTGACTTACGCCAATACATCTTTAACGACATCAATGCTTCGCAGTTTGATCAAGTGTATGCAGGTACAAACGAGGGCTTCAACGAAGTCTGGTGGTTCTATTGCTCGGCGGATTCTGAACAGATCGACCGTTACGTGGTTTACAACTACGCCGATGACATCTGGTATTACGGCAACATGGCACGCACTGCGTGGCTGGACTCTGGACTGTCCACAACTCCGATTGCCGCTACGTATCTCAACAACTTGGTGAACCACGAGACTGGCTATGACGATGATGCGTCAGGCACTACTGCGCCGATTGAGGCGTCAATTACCTCCGCGCAGTTTGACATTGATGACGGTGACAAGTTCATGTTTATCTACCGCATGTTGCCTGACGTGACGTTCCGCAACTCGACCACCGCAAGTCCTTCAATCACCATGACACTGTACCCGTTGCAGAACTCGGGTTCTGGTTACAACGACCCACTATCTGTGGGTGGCTCTAACTTTGCTGGTATCACGCGCACTGCCACGGTACCTGTTGAAGAATTTACTGGGCAGGTGTTTGTACGTATTCGTGGTCGTCAGTTGGCGTACAAGGTATCGTCGGATGGTCTGGGTGTTGCGTGGCAACTTGGCTCTCCTCGATTTGACATCAAAGCCGATGGTCGTAGGGGTAACTCATGAGCCGTAACCTGCTCAATCAAGTAGCCCCGCCAGCACTGCCACTGGCGCGGGATCAATACGACCGCCCATACCAAGATCAACTGAACAACATCTTGAAGCTGTACTTTGTGCAGTTGAACGCCGCTGTTAATTTATTGCAAGTGCCCCCTACGTACCTCGTAGCAGACCTGCCGAGCGCGGCAGATTCAGGGGTAGGGGCAAGATCATTCGTAACTAACGCAACTGCCCCCACGTTCGGGGCCACAGTCGTTGGAGGGGGCGCTGTTAAAGTGCCCGTGTACTCGGACGGCACAAACTGGAAAGTAGGTTGATATGGCAGAACAAGAACAAGTCATGGACAAGCAAGAGCAAGAGCAGATCGTGCAGATTGCGCTGAACTACTTTAAAGAAGAAACAGGTTCGGATAAAAAAGCGCAAGAGATGCTTGGCAAACTTGCCACCACTGTAAAAGATGAAGGGGCCAAACTTGTGCACCTCGGAAACGTGTTGTTCCTTATCATGGTTCGCGGTAAAGGTGTTGTTGAGATTCACACAATTGGCAAAGAAGCACAGCCGCGTTACTTGGCTGATGACTTTAAAAAACTTGCGGATTATTTAAAGAAGATTGGAGTTAAGACTGCTTACACCTATACACCGGATAACAGGTATGGACGCCTCGCTCAACTGACGGGCCTTCCTGTAAAGACGTTCAAAATTAAGGTCGAGGGTAAGCCCATGACCGCCTACGTGATGGAGTTCTAACATGCCAGTAGCAGCCGTAGTTATTGGAGCATTAGTAGTCGAGACGGGGGTAGCCGCCGCTATTGGTACTGCCATCGTTGGTACGCTTACGACCGCCACTGTTTCAACCGCCGTTGCTACCGCAATTGGTTCAGGAGTTGTTTCCGCAGGGCTATCACTTGCACAAGGCGCATCAGTATCAGATGCACTTAAAGGGGCAGTAATTGGGGGCGTTACTTCTTTTGTAGGTGCGTCCATTGCTTCTTCAGTATCTTCGTCAATTGCAAGCGCCGCTACTGATGCAGGATTTACTTCAATTGCAGGAAGTATTGGCAAAGTTGCTGGTGCTATGGCTGGGGGTGGTAGTCAGGCTGCATTAGGTTCTATCCTTACAGGTAAGGGCGATCCAATCAAAGCATTGATTACTGGTGGTTTGACCGCTGGCTTGACCGCTGGCGCGATGGCAGGAGCTAATGAGGTTACCTCAAGAATTCCCGGCTTCAACGACCTTGCAAAAGACTATGGTGCGGCTGGTGCCGCTACGCAACGTGCTGTAAACGCAGGTTTAGCCGCTGGTGTTTTAGGCAAAGACACCGACAAGGCGGTCGTTAATTCTGTGTTGAGCAGCATGCTGGGTGCGGGTAAAGACTATCTCAAAGATGGACTTAAAGACGTTAGCTCAACATTGCAGACGGCTTACAACGACGCTACCAGAACAGGTGCCGCGTTAGACGATAACGGCAAACGGCAAAATGAGATTGTCAAAGACTACACCGCTACGGCTGATGACATAAATAAAAAGCATGATGCAATTCAGGCCAACCTTGATAAGTACAACGAAGCAAAGCAGTTATATGATGAGGGAAGCGGAAGCGTAGAAGAAGTCAATAAATACGCCAAACTTGTCAATGATGCAGTGCCTACATACGAAGAAGAACGCGCCACTGCGGAAACAAAACTGGCTACGTTGTCCACGGAGTTAGACACGCTAAAAGCTGATATTCCTAAACTTGAGCAGACATTGGTACAGCAAAAAGCCGTACTGGATACTTCAATTGCCGATTTTCAAAAACAGGAAGAAGCCAACGCGCAATACGTTGCCAAGGTGTTCAACGATACCGTAGCGGCTAAGACTGAAGTTGAGCAAGCTCTTGGCGCACCATTAGGGCAAGAACAACTTGATGCGTTCCTTACCACAGGTGATGTAGCTGCCGCCGCTAAAGATTACATTGACATCAAGACGACCGACTTAGCAGAAGCACAAGCCGCCGCCCTCAAAGAGGGTTACCGTTTTGATCCAAACGATCCTGAACTTGCCAAGCAGTTCCTTGGTGTCAAAGACGAAGCCGAAACGCTGGCTGCGTTGCAGTCGTTTGCTGATGCACGTGCCACCACGATGCAGGAAGCCACTGACCTGTACACCCAGACGTACGCTGACATCTATGGCCCTGATGTAGCGGTGCCTCCCCCCACTGAGGAAGACTTGCTGGCGTTCATGCCAGCGATCCCAACTGATGTATCAGGTATCCCCGAAAATTATCAGGGCGTTGCTGAAGATATTGTTAAGGGTCGTATCCAAGATCAGTTTTCTCAAAACCTTGGGTTTGAAGATTACGCTGACCGTACCTACGCACAAGAGTCTCTTGGC